CTAGAGCAAAAAATCGCATTTCGTTTTTTTAACAACCTTTACACATGAACTTCGAAACCATCTCGGTCGCCGACCTCTCGCTCGACCCGTCGAACGTCCGCAAACACTCGCGCCGCAACCTCGACGCGATCAAAGCGAGCCTGCGCAAATTTGGTCAGCAAAAGCCAATCGTGGTGGACGCGAAAGGCATCGTGCTCGCCGGCAACGGCACGTTGATCGCAGCGCAGGAACTTGGATGGACCGAAATCCAGATCGTGCGCACCGAACTTGCGGGCGTCGAGGCGACAGCGTTCGCCATCGCGGACAACCGGACGGCGGAGCTGGCGGAGTGGGAGGAGGATAAGCTCTCGCAGGTGCTGCAATCGCTCAAGGTCGAGGATGCGGATTTACTCGCGGCGACCGGCTTTGATCCGAGCGAATTCAGTAAGCCCATAACGGAAACCATAATTCCAGACAGCCAAGCAAAAGAGATTAACGTTGAGGGATTTGAAATGGTGTGCAAGTGCCCGCGATGCGGAATGGAATTTGACCCACCAAAAAATGAAGCCTGATTGCGCATGGAATCTAACCGACCTCGCCGCCGTGCCGCAGAATGGCATCAAGGTCATGTCCACGTTTGCTTGCGGAGGCGGCAGCTCAATGGGTTACAAACGGGCGGGGTGCAGTATCATTGCGGCAAATGACATCGACCCCGAGATGGCGTGGCACTACAAGCGAAACCTTAACCCGCCGCTTTATTATCTTTGCCCGATCCGCGACTTGCTGACCGCGGACTTATCGCCTGAGCTTTTCAAACTAGACATCCTTGATGGGTCGCCACCGTGCAGCACGTTCAGCATGGCAGGCAGTCGAGAGAAATCGTGGGGCAAAGATAAACACTTCCGAGAGGGTCAAGCGAAGCAAGTCCTAAGTGATTTGTTTTTCGATTACCTTGACCTAGTTGCACGGCTCAAGCCCAAGGTGGCAATTGCCGAAAACGTCAAAGGGATGATTATCGGGAACGCCAAAGGCTACACCAAGATGGTAATGGAGCGATTCAAAGAAATCGGATATAGGCCTCAATTGTTCTTGCTCAATGCGGCTGATTGCGGAGTGCCGCAAAAACGCGAACGGGTTTTCTTTTGTGCGTTGCGTGACGACATCGACAAGCCAAAGCTGGAGCTCGCTCCTAAGCATCGGTGGATTACCGCGGGAGAAGCGACCAAAGACCTGCAAGAATTAACCCAGGACGAAAAAAAAGAAACGGCAACAAGCCTCATTCACGCAAAGTGGTGGGGGAAAACTAAATGCGGAGAAAGATACGAGCAGGCAGTAATTCGGGACGGCTTCAAGCCATCCCTATTCGGCATGCCGAAGCTACACAGGGAGCAACCGTCGCCGTGCTTGATAACTACGCACGATAAAAATATGACCCACTGGGATACATGCCGGAACCTTACTTATCGCGAATGGAAGCGGCTTGGCTCATTCCCGGATGACTACTACGCCAAGACCGACAAGATCGGAAAATACATGATCGGCATGAGCGTGCCGCCGAAGATGACCGAGGTCGTCGCCCGCGCCGTAATTGACCAGTGGCTTAAACCGAAATGACCGACCCCGAGCAAACCCCGAGCGAAATCCTCGCCCGCCGCAACGTCCAGAACATCGCAGTAAAACTCAAGGCTGGCAAGACGCTGACGACCTCGGAGCGGAAGGCCTTAAACGATTTCCAGACCGGCCAGCTCGACGGCTGGGTCAAGGACCTTAGCACGCTCGCCAAGGAACTCGGCCTTTCCCGCCAAGCGATCTACGACGCGCGCAACCGCTTCCCCGACGCACCGAAAAAGCACGAGGACGGACGCCGCGAGAACTTGGCCGCGTGGCAGCAGTTCTGCGCGGAGAACGTGATCGGGAAGGACGTGGCGACAAAGAACCTCGCCGAACTCAAAGCCGAGTTAATGCGCGAGCAAATCCGCCTCGCCCGCTCAAAGAACGAGCGCGAAGCCGGTGACGTCATCGACCGCGAAGTCGTCGAGGCCATGCTGGTCACGCTCGGGCAGAAGCTCAACCTGCTCCTGCGCCTCAAGCTGGAGGTCGAGCTGGGGCCGCGCGGCGTCGGGATGAACGCGGCGGAGTTGAACGTCGAGGGCGGTGTCATCCTGCAAGAGATTCGAGAGGTCGTGAACGCGAACATTGCGACGTTCGAGGGCGAGGCGTTGGATCGGTCGAGGGAGGGAGAGGGGCAAGCGTGACCGCCTCCGACCTCCTCTGTGCCAAGCTGCGCCTGCCGCAGCCCGACCGCTCGCCGATTTACGAGTGGGCGCGCAAGCACATCATTTTGCCAGAGTCCTACGCGACAAGCGGCCCATTCAACGTGAAGATTTCGCCGTGGCTTATTCCGATCTTCGACGCGCTGCAAAATCCATTGGTGCGCCGCGTTCACTTTCGCAAAGCCGTGCAAATCGGCGGCACGCTCGTGGCTGACATCTGGGTGCCGTGGCTCATCTGCAACGACGCCGGACCCATCTCGTGGACGATGCAGACCGACGAGATGATCGACCGGCACGCAAAGTCTCGGCTGAACCCGATCTTCGAGTCGTGCAAGCCCGTGGCCGCGATGCTCCCGCGCGTCGGGCCGCACCGGACGACGACCGAGATTTACTTCGGTGGATTCTTTTTCCTGCTCAATCCTGCGAACCTTTCCAGCCAGCAAAGCCAGTCGATTCGTTACAAAATAAATGACGAAATCTGGCTCCCAAAATGGGCGGACATTTACGGCCACGCCGTCGCCCGCGTCTCTCGCTTCGAGGAAGTCGGGCGCTCGAAGATTTACAACACGTCGCAAGCTCCGATTATGGACCTCGAAACCGGCAACGTGGAGGACACGAGCTTCCGCCAAGGCAACCAGCAGGAGTGGAGCACGGAATGTCCGTCGTGCCGCAAGGTTCATCCGCTCGCCTTCACGCTCGAAAAGAACGAGGACACCGGACTGCGTGGCGGCGTGGTCTGGGATGCCGCGGCAAAGCGAGATGACGAGACGTGGGACGTGCCGCGGGCGGTCGCCTCGTGCCGATTCCGTTGCCCACACTGCGGTCACGAGTCGCCCGACACTGACACGACGCGCAACGGATGGAAGCGCGCCGGTCGCTTCGTGCCGCTGAACCCGACTGCGCCGGCGGAGATTCAGAGCTTCCGCGTGGAGTCACTGGTCAGCCGGCCGATGCGGCTGCTCGTCGAGGAGTTCTGCGAGGCCGACAATCACCACGTCAGGCAAGGCGATGATAAGATGAAGATCGAGTTTCGCACGAAGCGCGAAGCAAGGCCGTGGATCGTCGAGAAGAAGGTGGTGAACTTGTTCGTCACCAAGTCCGACTACACCGTCGCGCAGTTCTCGAACGGCGAGGGCATCGAAGGCGAGGTCATCCGGTTCATGGCCGTGGACCGGCAGCAGGACCACTGGTGGGTGGAAATCGGCGCGTTCTCCTCGGCGACGGGGCCGACCTACAAGCAACTTTACTTCGGGCGCATCGAGACGCGAGACCAGCTTCGCCAGATGCAATACCGCTACAAAGTGCAGGACGCGTGCGTCGCTCAAGATCGCGGTTACCGACCGGCTGACGTGGACCGCGACTGCGCGGACTTCGGGTGGCGAGGGATGCGCGGGCACGCTCGCAAGACTTGGACCATGCGCGACGAGGCGACCGACAAACTGATCAACTTCCCGTTCTCGGAGCCGCGAGTGAGCGACTACCGAGGCGGGGACGTCTATTACTACGACTGGAGCGGGGATTACTTCAAAGACCTTTTGGCGAACGCGCTCGAGGCCAAGGGCGACCTCAAGTGGCTATTGCCGGCCGATGTCAATCCGCTCTACCTCGAACACCTCAAGGGCGAGTCAAAGGTCGAGATTCGCACGGGCGTCTGGGAGTGGCGCGAGGTGAAGAGCAACGCGCCGAACCACGGTCTCGACACCTCGGCGATGCTGCTCTGCATGGCTACGATTGCGAACGTCGTGCGATACACGCCAGTGAAGGACTGAGCCTAGTTTGACGTTTCGGGCACAAGTATGCTCGACAACCCATTCCTCGGACTGGACAGCGCGACCCTGACGGCGCTCAAAACCAAGACGATTGACGCCATTCAGGCCGTGCTCCTGAACCAGAGTTATTCGTTGAACGGCAAGAGCGTGAGCCGCGCGGACCTCAACGCGCTCAACAATATGCTCGGCAATCTGCAAGACGCATTGACGGACGAGGCGGGCACGTCCACCGATACGACCTTCGTCAGCTTCACCGGCAACTGAACAACATGGAAAACGACATTTTCGACGCGTCAAAATTGATCGCACAAAAGCCGTGGCTCGACCGCGCGCTCGAAAACATCGCGCCGACATGGGCGCTGAAACGGCTAGAGGCTCGCGTCGCCAAGTCACTTTTTGAATACAATGCGGCGCGGACGAATCGGCTGTATGCTCCGAAACAATACGCGCAGCCAGCGGAGTCGTCACAGAACCAGCGCGACCGCGTGGTAATGA